TCACGGTTCAGAGTCAGCTCGGCCACATTCCCTATACCTTTTTTGATTGGAGTTATGATGAGCGAATTCATCAAGTCACAGTCAGAGGTCAAGGCAAACCTCGTTCACCAGATCCGTTCCATCATTGATGGTGCTGAGGCTGAGAAGCGTGGCCTGACCGCTGAAGAAAACCAGACGATTGACCGCATTGAATCGGCTATCGATGACGCACAGCGTTCGATTGCTGTTGCTGAGCGCACTGAGGTTCGCCGCGCTGAGGCTGAGCAGGCTGCAGGGGCTTTCGTTCCCGCAACTGTTGAGGCTCGTTCCGAGGCTGACATTTTCCGCGCTATGGCTACGGGTGAGATTCGTTCGCACCTGTTCGAGAAGCGTGCCACGCTTGTCAACTCGGCTGACACGGTGCCTGTTGATTTCTACAACCGTCTCTGGATGATTGCACGCAAGGTCGGGCCTTTCCTCGATGTTGCTGACGTTATTGTTCGCAACTCTGGCAACGACCTTCGTCTGCCGGTTATGACTGCTTACAGCACCGCCACCGCTACCAGTGCCGGTTCTGCAATCGCACAGTCTGAGCCAACCTTCTCATCCATCCTGTTGTCGCCTGTCAAGGGGGCTTTTCTCAGCCTGATCACAAACGAACTGATTGTCGATGCCGGGTTTGACATTGTGTCGGCTATCGCTGAACAAGCTGGTAACGCTATCGGTACTTGGGCTAACGCTTCGGCTACCACCACGGTTGTTGGCGCGGCTGGTTCGGGTGTTGCATCCGGTTCGGCTGTTCTCACGGGTGACGCGCTTATCGACCTTGCGTACAGCATTGACGGCGGTTACCGCCCGGCGGCTGGATACATGGCTGCTGGCAGTACCCTCGGCGCCATTCGCAAATTGAAAGACTCGGCAGGAAATTACCTGTACACGGTCGGTCAGGGTGTTCCTGACACCTTCGCTGGTTTCCCGGTTTACGAGAACCCATCGATGTCGGCTGTTGGTTCGGGTGTCAAGTCGGTTCTGTTCGGTGACTTCAAGGCTGTTGCGATCACGCACACGCCTGTTGATGTTGCTACTTCGACTGACGCTTACTTTGACCAGGATGTTACGGCGTACCGCACCACACTGCGTTTCGCTGCTGGTCTCAAGTCGGCTGGCGCGGTCAAGTACCTCACCACCAGCTAATTCTGGTTACGAGAGAACCCCTGCCGTTTGGTGGGGGTTTTTTCGTGCCAAAAATAGTTGAAAAAATCTTTGCAAATAAGTTGCTATTTGTAATACAAAGTGCGCTAGACTGTAACTACAAAGAAACTCCTCGGAAGGGAAACAAAATGAACATCACCGCAATCGCAAAGCAGATCAAGGCAGACTGCACCAAGTTTTACCCCGGCGTAAAGTTTTCGGTTCGTCAGGTTGCTTCTTCAACCGATTACATCATCGATGTTTTGTTCTCTGAGAACATTGACCGCCGCGCAGTTGAGAGCGTTGTCAGCTACTACTCGAAACTTTACAATGTGTATGTTTCGGCTTCTCAGGTTCGCGCCTAACCAGCGCACAAGTCAAACCCTCACTTTGCCGGGTGGGGGTTTTTCTTTTGTGTAGGCTTATGGCATGGGTAAGGAATATGAAAAAGTCGACGGGTCACTCGCGCTGGCATCAAACACGCCGGGACTGCCAACCGGCTACGGCACACAAGGCGCACAGTTTCTTGAACGCTGTCTACGCCACGGCATGAAAGTTGCCAGCTTCTCCAACTATGGACTCGAGGGCAACATTGAAACAGTCAAAGTGGGCAAACATCAGATACCTCACTACCCCAAAGGCTTCCACCCATACTCAGCGGATGTCATCCCACAATGGTTTTCACACTTCGACAAAAGCACCAGCACCAAAACGGCGTTGATGACTTTGTACGATGTGTGGGTTTATGAGCAGTTGGCCGACTCGTTCAAGGTTGATGGGCAACCCATCCCAATCATCAGTTGGGTGCCGTTGGATCATGTTTCGTTGCCACCAGCGGTTGCACAGTTTTTGCGCCGCCCGAATGTGACCGCCGTGACGATGGCCCCACATGGGCAACGCCAGCTTGAACAGGCAGGCATCGACTCTGTTTACATTCCGCACGCCATCGACTTGCACACTTACAAACCGACTGAGCGGATGAGCCTTGTGGACATGACGGGGCGCGAATACATTTTGGGCGACCGCCAGGATGTGTTTTTGGTGGGCATGGTCAGTGCGAACAAAGCTAACGGGATGGTGCATCGTAAAAGTTTTGGTGAATCGTTTGCAGCGTTTTCTTTGTTCAGCAAAATCCATGATGACGCGGTGTTGTATGTTCATGCTGAGCCGGGCGCAATTATGGGCGGTTTTACTTTGCCTATGTTGGCGAAGGCGTACAACATTGAGCCGGGCAAAATTATCTTTCCCGATCCGGTGCAACACCGTCTTGGCTACGATGACCGCGACATGGCGGCGTTGTATTCGTCTTTTGATGTTTTGTTGCACCCGAGCATGGGTGAGGGTTTCGGTTTGACCGCGCTCGAGGCGCAAGCCTGTGGCACAAGGGTTATCACCTCATCGTGGGCGGCATCACCAGATTTGGCTTCGGAAGATTCGTGGCTGGTTGAGGGTCAACCGTGGTGGAATGAGCAGATGAAGGCGGTTTCACAAGTGCCGTTGATTCAATCCGTTTTCACGGCGTTGCAAATGGCGTATGAGCAGGGTGGCGGTCACTCTGAGACGGCACGCGAGTTTGCCCAACAGTTTGACGCTGACCTAGTTTTTGCTGAGAAGTGGCTACCGTTTTTGAAAGGGTATTTTGCATGATTCCGTTGATTGGTGTGCCAACTTTGACCAGGCACGATTTGTGTGACCGAATGTTGTCGAGCATTGACTATCCGGTGCAAGATTTGATTGTGGTTGACAACAAACCTGATGGGTGGGAACCGACCAAGCCAGCGCTGGTGGAACGGTTGCACCATATCCGGTTGCCTCAGAATCTCGGGGTTGCTGGTTCGTGGAATTTGATTGTGAAGTGTTCGCCGTTTGCGCCGTCATGGGTGATTGTGAATGATGACATTGTGTTTCAACCTGGTGCACTTGCGACGATGGCGGATAGTTTGCGTTCTGATGCGTTGCAGTTTTTTGCGGTGCAACCTAAGTGGGCGGCGTTCGCCATTGGTGAGGATGTTGTCAAAAAGGTTGGGCTGTTTTCTGAGCTGTTTCATCCAGCGTATTTTGAAGATAATGATTTTGAACGGCGCGCAATGGCGCAAGGCTTTGACATGGAAATGGTGAACGCGCCCGTGGATCATGACAACTCATCGACGCTGAAGTCTGGTTTTGACATTCAGAATCACAAGAGCTTCAAAGTCAACAGTGAGACGCATCGGGGGCGCGAGTCTAATCAGGTTATGACTGGTGGCGAGTGGGATTTGATTTTACGCCGTGAGCTGTCATGGGATTGACAACGGTTATTGCGACTGCGCCGGGGCGTGAGCATTGGGTTGCACAGTGTTTGGCAAGTCTCGGCGGCGTTGACGCTTTGGTGGTTTCTCTTGAGGGCGGTTTTGAGTTGGGCAAACTGCAATGGGTTTATGAAAACACCACACTTGACCGTTGGCTTTTTTTGCAAGACTCGGCTGAGGTGCTGTCTAAGGGCTTTTGGGGCAGACTGGCAGAGTTTCCCGGCTCGGTTGCCCTGCTGGGTGACCCAAGCGTTTACGGTTCTTATATGGGCGTGTATGAGCGCAAGACTCTTGACAAGATGATTGGTTGGCCTGTTGTTGCCGACAAGATGAGTTCGATTGCCAACGAGATCATGTGGACTCGTGACTATTCTGAGCGTGCGGGCGGCGTGCCAGTGTTGTTCCCTGAATTGCGTGATGCTGATGGTGTGCAACGGGAAAGGTTTGGGCGCGAAAACCTTGTGCTTGAAAACGATTATTTTAGGAAATGGAAAGGCACTTGGCGATGAAGGTTTTAACGATTGGCACTTTTGATTTGTTGCATCCCGGTCATGTTGCGCTTCTTGAACGCTGTGTGGAGTTGGGTGGTGAGCGCGCACAGGTTTGTGTGGGTGTCAACACTGACGATTTCATAAAACGCTATAAGGGCAGTTACCCGGTGATGTCGCTGGTGGAACGCCTTGAAATGTTGCGGGCTATCCGTTGGGTTGATGATGTGCTAATCAATAAGGGCAATGAGGATTGCAAAGTGTTGATTGACGAGGTGAAGCCTGACTTGCTGGTGGTTGGTTCCGATTGGTTGGGCAAAGACTATTTAAAGCAGACGGGCTTGACGCGCGAGTATTTGGAACAACGCAACATCGCTTTAGTCTTTTTGCCGTATACGGTGGGGATTAGCACCACACAACTCAAGGCACGCCTAAAATAGCCTTATGATTACAAACGGCTATGCAACGCTACAGCAGGTCAAAGACGCGCTGCGGATCACTGACGCGGTAGACGATAGCCTCATCGAAATGAGCATTGAGGCGGCATCGCGCGAGATTGATTCTTACTGCCAGCGCGTGTTTTATCCGACTACGGCAACGCGCACTTACCGTTGCGACAGCAACTTTTTGCTCGAGATTGACGACCTCATTTCTTTGACCACGCTGAAGACAACGGCTCAGACGGCGTGGGATACAACTTGGGGCGCGGCTGACTACCAGCTCGAACCAACTAACGGCATTGTGGGCGGGCTCACACAGCCTTACACGCGAGTAAGGGCGATTGGTAATTACACTTTCCCGATTATGCGGAATGTGACTGTGCAGGTGGCGGGCGTGTTCGGGTGGTCGGCCATCCCGGTTGATGTTCGCATGGCGTGTGTCATTTTGGCGCAACGCCTTTTTAAGCGTTTTGACTCACCGTTGGGTGTTGTGGGCATGGGCGATTTGGGTGCGATTCGGGTGAGCCGCATCGACTCAGACATTCAGGCGTTGCTTGCGCCGTACCAGAAGGTGAGCATCGCGTGAGCATTGCGCTCATTCGTGCCGGGTTGGGTAAGAACCTTGCCACGATTCGTGGGCTACGGGTTGCCGAAACTATCCCGGATCAGGTTAACCCACCTATTGCGGTGGTGTCGCTCACCACGGTTGATTATGACGGGGCGTTGCAGGGCGGCCTGACCACATATTCGTTCATGGTCACTGTGATTGTGGGCCGTGTGAGTGAGCGCACTGCACAGCGAACCCTTGACGCATACATTTCGCCTGGCACTGGTTCTATCAAGACGGCGATTGAGTCTGAACGCTCGTTGGGCGGTTATGCGTTTGATTGTCGTGTCGAGGGCATGAGCAATGTTGGCAGTGTCACAATAGGGGATATAACTTATTTGGCGGCAGATTTCACTGTCACCGTTTACGGATATTAGGAGAAACAAAATATGCCCAAGCAGGTTTTCACTAACGCTGTCGTGACCGTAAACGGAACCGACTTGAGTGACCACATCGCCGCCGTGACGCTCGACACCTCGGCAGACGAAATCGAAACCACCGCTTTTGGCGGCACTGGCTGGCGTTCACGCGTTGCCGGCCTGAAGGATGGTTCGATTCAGATTGACTGGCACCAAGACTTTGCTGCCTCATCGGTTGACTCGGTTCTTTCGTCGGCGTTCGGATCGGTTGGAACTGTCACGGTTATGCCTAACGGAACCGCGCTTTCTGCAACAAACCCCCGTTATACGATTTCAGCCGTGGTCAGTGCTTATTCTCCCGTCGCGGGCAGCATTGGTGATTTGCTCACATTCAGCACCACTTGGGCTTTTGCGGGCCCGATGGCACGCGCCACAGCTTAAAGCTGTAAGATAGGTTTCATGGAACCTATCAACCTTGAAATTATCTTCAGCGATGGCACTGCCAAAACGGTTAGTGCTGTCGCTGTTGATTTGATGCGCTTCGAGGCTCACTTTGATATGAGCATTGCGGGCTTGGCTACACCTAAGCTGACGCACCTTTTCTTTCTGGCTTACTCGGTTGAGAAGCGCACTAAGGCTACTGAACTTGAGTTTGAGCCGTGGGTGGAAACTATCCAACTTGTTAAAGAAGGCAACTCAAAAAAATAATGCCCCTCGGGGCTTATTCGTTACACTGGTCGCTCGCACAGCTTTCATACGAGTTTAAGATTTCGCCGCGTGAGCTGATGGAACTTGATCCGCGGATGTTGTGGACTATGCAACGCTATCTTGTCGCTGTGTCACGCTCACGCGCTGAGGGCGGTCAGTAGACTTGCCTCATGGTTGTTTCGGTTCGTGCTGAGGTTGATGCCCGTGATATGGCTCGTGTCGCGCGTGTCCTTCGCCGGGTTGATAAGGAACTGTTAAACGATTTGGGGCGTTCTATGCGTTCTGGAATTGGCGGCACCGCCCAACAGATTTCGGCAAGCGCAAACGCTAATGGTGCGCCTTTGTCGGGTATGACTAACCATAATGGGGCAACAAAATGGGGGCCTGTCAAAGCGAGCATTTCAACGCGCCCTGGTCGGTCACGCTTTGGTTGGGGTGACCTTGTAACAATCAACATGGATGCCGGGCGTACTTCACGCGGTATGTATATTTCAGAGTTTGCAGGATCGAAAAACGCTAACGGTTCGTCTATTGATGCGCGTGGCCCGTGGTTTGTCGGGATGCTTAATCTTCGGGTACCGGGTTGGTCTAAAGGTGGGCGTTTTGTGTACCGCGCTTTCATGCCCTACAAGGTGAGCATTTACAATTTGGCAGAAAGTTTGCTTGAGAAGTGGACTAACCGAGTTAATGTTGAGTTGGAGAATATCTAATGCCATTACGCTTGCCAATCGTTTCAAAGTTTGATTCGTCAGGAATTTTACAGGCACAAACCGGCCTTGACCGTCTTGGCGGTTTTGCTCGTAATGCTGGTGCGCTTGTTGCTGGCGCGTTTGCTGCCGCCGCTGTTAGCGTCGGGGTTTTTACGGTTTCTTCACTTAAGGCGGCTGATGAGTCCTGGAAAGTTAGCAAAGCCCTTGAGCAGGCCGCAAAAAACTCGGGTGTATTTGGGTCAACTGAAGCTGATATTAAAAAAGCTACTGACGCGCTGAAAGAACACGCGCAACAACTTGGTGAACTCACCGGCATTGATGATGAAGTTTTGTTGTCTATTGAAAAAACATGGATGGCTGTTCCCGAGCTTGTTGGACTCGGCACTGAGGGTATCAAGAATCTTGCACGAGTGACCGCCGATGTTGCTGCCGGTACAGGCAAAGACATTGAAACCATTGGTTTGGCATTTATCAAAATTGCTGGCGATGAAGAAACGGCAATGAATAAGCTCGTGCGGTCGGGCGTTGTTTTTAGCGATCAACAGAAAGAAACTTACAAAGCGTTACTTGACAACAATGATTTGGTTGGTGCTCAGGCTTATTTGATTGAGCAACTTGGCGACAAATATGAGGGCATGGCTGAGGCTGCCGCATCACCTCTTGACCGTATCAATCAGATGTGGACTAACTTTCAGGAGACTGTTGGCACCGCTTTAATGCCAACTCTCGAACTACTTGCGCCGCTAATTGGTTCTGCTTTAGCGGCTATGGTAGCTGACCCTGAATTTGAACAACTTATGGCTGATCTTGGTCAGTCTTTTGTTGACATGCTACCTAGTGTCAAAGAATTGATGCCGCAATTATTGAATTTGGCAGAAGTTGCTATT